GTGTCCGCAATGTGGAAAAACCACCTTTAAAAGTAAATGTCCCGACTGCGGCGCCCACACAGATCCTGTATTTAGGTGTCAGTCATGTAATCGTATTGCAGAACCAGGGGACGAAGTTTGTTCATTCTGCGGTGGCCCGCTAAAATCAAACAAGGCGAGTATCATCAATCTGGTCTCTGAATATGACGTTGCTCTAAAGAATGTGGGATTAGAAAATACCCGTGATCCTCCAAAAGTGAAAGGAGTCGTTGGTCTGGTATCAAGAGAAAAATGTATTGAGCCACTGGAAAAGGGAATTCTTCGTGCAAAATATGATGTGTATGTATTCCGTGATGGTACTATCCGCTATGATATGATTGATTTGCCGTTAACGCATTTTAAACCGAAAGAAATTGCTGTTTCCGTTGAAAAACTGCGTTCAATTGGGTATACAAAGGATACTTACGGTAATGAATTAACTGATGCAAATCAGGTTGTGGAACTCCATCCGCAGGATATCCTGGTTTCTGAGGATTGCGGTGAATATCTTGTTCGTGTTTCAAAATACATCGATGACCTTCTCGTTAATTTATACAAATTAGAGCCATATTACAAGGCAGAAAAACCGGAAGATCTTGTTGGACAATTAATAATGGGTCTTGCGCCGCATACATCTGCCGGAGTACTGGCACGTCTCATCGGATTTACCAAAGCAAAAGCCGGGTATGCCCATCCGTACTATCATGCAGCCAAGCGTCGAAACTGCGATGGTGATGAAGACTGTGTAATGCTGATGATGGACGGTCTGGTTAATTTCTCACGTTCCTTTTTGCCCAGTACCCGCGGTGGAACTATGGATGCACCACTTGTTCTTACAACAACCCTGAATCCTAAAGAGGTTGATAAGGAGGCATTGAATGTTGATGTAGGTTCGCGCTATCCTCTTGCAGTCTATGAAGGATGCCTAACCTATACCGCTCCAAAGGATTTGGGAAATGTTGTTGACTATATTGAAAAGCGTACTGGAACTCCGGCACAGTTTGAGGGCTTTTTATTTACCCATGATACCGATGATATTTCCAAAGGTCCGCTGGATACCATGTATACCAGTCCAACATTTAAAGACACTGAGGATAAAATCATGGCAGAACTCGAACTTGCAGACCGGATTCGTGCGGTAGATACCGACAATTTAGCAGAGAGGATTCTCAACAGTCACTTGATGCCGGATATTATTGGCAATCTCCGTTCCTTTTCCAGACAAAAGTACCGGTGTCCGAAATGTAAGGAAAGCTACCGTATTGAACAAATTAATGAGAGATTAAGAGGAAAGAAAAAAGGTATATTAGAATTTATAAAATTTGACCACTTTGATGGTACTAGGGCATTTGTGCAATGTAAGTGTACAAGATGTGGTAGTACTGTAGTTGTTAGAGATGATAGATTTAGTAAATCTAATACTCCTTTATCATGTACCTATTGTTATCCTGAATATAATTCTAAACAAGTTAGAAAACGTTATGAAGACTTACATGGATTATATGGAGAAGAATATAAGCAGGATAAACAAATTAGATATAGATTACAAAGTTTAAAATCTGGTGCAATAATGAGGAACTTTAAGTTTAATATTTCTGATGAAGATGCTAAGGAATTATTAAAACAAAACTGTTATTATTGTGGTGGATCTGATTTTATTGGTTTAGATAGGTTAGATTCTAAGCTAGACTATACAAAGGAAAATTGTGTTCCTTGTTGTAAATACTGTAATCTAATGAAAAATAATCTTTCTTATAATCTATTTTTAGATCAAATACATAAAATATTTAAAAATCGCATAAGTAATTCAACGACTATCGAAAACACATCAAAAGATGGAAGTGAGTAGAGTACATCTCAAGCTAATGGAGATGGAAATGTAGAGACTCCTAAAATGGAGTATGATATAGTCTGATCTGTATAGAAATATACAGCTGTTTCGTACAGAAAATAAGAGTTGCGTCTTATTTTGAACATAAATGATGGGAAAGAACTGGGAGTATAAAACTCCAGCTGATATTCTTAAATTGCCATCAGGTGGTGGTTATTTATATTTAAGAGAGGCTATGCAGACTATTATTGGGTGGTTTGAGAAATCTGGTCTTAATTTGATCCTCGTATGTCACGTTAAGGATAAAATGATTTCAGATACTAATTCTGAAGAAATGTCTGTAAAAGCTATTGATTTAAGTGGTAAGATTAGTAATATTCTTTCTGCTAAATCTGACGCTATTGGGTAAACTAATATGCCCCTTATATAAGTAATTATATAATGAAAATTCTGTGAATTGCTGGAAACTCTTTAAAAATTATTTATTATGAAAATTTTAATTGAAAAAGACAATCAGCAGCTTAAGGATACTTTGAATTTATCTGATGAATAGATATTTAAAGTAGATGAGTTGCTTATAAAGAAAAAAGATAAATCTATTTCAATGGAGTATAATTTATTATCCACTCCTCTTAATAATTCTAAATATACTGCTATAATTTTAGTAAAAACTTTTATACTAAATAAAAAAGCCCAAAATTATTATGATTATATTGTTATATGTAATGATTGTGGTACAGTCAGATCAATACGTAGAAAACAATTTGATACATATTTAACATGTAGATAGTGTAATACTCATAAATCCCAAAATAGTATTTTAGGTATTTAGGGTATTTATAATGTTTTATCATTTAGTCATACTAATTGTAGAAGAGCATTATTTTATAATTGTAAATGTTCTCTTTGTAATAAATTATCAATTGTTCAGAAGCGTGATATACTAGTAAATAAAAAATGTAGTAGATGTGATGAACAAAGTGATGAAGGTATTACTCTCATTTATTATAAAAAATACTTAATGGAAGCTGGCAGGCGAGGATTAGAATTTAATATAACTTTTGAAGAATTTAAAACTTTAGTTAATTCTACTTGCTATTACTGTGGAACTCCTCCAGTATATTCAAAATTTTTAACTAAATATTATAATAAATCTATTAAACGGGATGATTTATACTATAATGGAATTGATAGAAAAAATTCATTGTTAGGGTATTCTATTGAAAATTGTGTTTCATGTTGTCCTATGTGTAATAGAATGAAAAATAAATTCAGTGAAGAGAGTTTTAAAGAGTAGATTATCAAAATTTATAACAACTTAAATTTAAGTTCAACGACTATCGAAAACACATCGAAAGATGGAAGTGAGTAGAGTACATCTCAAGCTAATGGAGATGGAAGTGCAGAACATCCTAATTAGGATGATGATATAGTCTAATCTATATGGTGACATATAGCAGTTCATAAGAGAACGCACTAAAACTTGCGATTTCAGTGGAATATTAATGATATGTATAGAAACCCAGATGAGAATAAAGTATTCATCAATTTTGGAGCTAATACTTCTATTATTTGTAGTGCTAGACCAGCACATTTAAATGGTAAAACTATTTTACTCTCTGAAATGGATGACAAGGGTAATTTAACTACTCATTGGGATAATATTTATCCGAGTTTAAAACATGCTTAAATTAGAAGAAAATAAATTAATTCTTTCTTCTGAGTTAGTTGCACTACTAGGTGCTACTCCCGGAGATAGAATAGATATTGAATATGCCTCGAAAAATGGTAACTTAATTCCAGTTATTGTTTTAGGAGAAAAGGGAAATATTCTTACAAAATCTTTAACTGTATCTTTTAAGGGGGTACAAAAAGAGATGCTTCTTCAATTTGGGGATGAATTTATTGCTGTAAAAGGAGAAGATGCTATTGAATTACAGGGAAATAAAGAAAATGTAATTTTTACTGCAGTTTCTAAAGCTACAACTGAACAGCCATTAGATAAATCTGTTATTTTAGATACAAACTACAATATACAAAAATTTGAAACTTATGAATTATAGTTTTGATGAAACGGCAGGTGCTAGCCAAAGTAGCACTAGAAAAATTCTTGAAGGTAATGCTATTTATGATGTAACTTTTGATGGATGTGAGGCTCGAAATATTGAGGGTAAACAAGATCCAACAAAAACATTTAAAGTATTAGATATTAAATTCTCCAATGAGGATGGTATCTTTACTCATTCTGTGTTTGAACCAACAGATGAGGATATGCAAGATCGTCAGGGTCCGTTTGGTCCACAACCATCTAATGTAAAGGCTATGATGCTTCTCTTTAAACATTTAATTGATGCTGTAAATCCTACTTTAGGTAAAGCTATTGATAATAAAGAGAAGAATCTAAATACTACCAGTTGGGATGCTCTCCGTCAATTAATGGTTCAAGCTACTGATCCTGGTAAGGGAACTAAAACTAAGATTAAACTTGTTAAAAATAACAAGGGTGCTGCTATCTTCCCCTATTTTGCTAATTATAGTAAAGAAGGAAAATTGTATATGGGTACAAACTTTATTGGTTCTGGAGTATTCTTTACTTCTAAAGAACTAGATAAAATTGCTAAGGCAGCTACTGCTACTCCAACTACTACAGCTAATTTGGATACATTTGATGCTGCAGCTACTATTACTGCTCCTGACTTTGATTTTAATATTTAATTATGAACTTTGAACTTCCTAGAACTGATCCAAGGATAACAAAGGAATTTTTATTATCAAAGAACAGTGAAGAAACTTATATGAGTACTTATTTAGGAATCCCTATTAAAAAGGGACTCCTAGTAAGTCCCCTGCGAGAGGATCATAAACCCACAGCAAGTTTTTATAGGAATAAACAAGGTGACTTAATTTTTCATGATTTTGGAATAGGTTTTCATGGAAATTTTATCGGAGTAGTAATGTATAAGAATAATTGTTCTTATCAAAAAGCATTACAACTTATTGCAGAAGATTTTGGTTATATTGATAAAACTTCTACAAGAACTCCGATTAAAATTAAAGTAACTGACCGAATTATTGATGAAAAACAAGATACGTTAATTCAAATAGAAGACCGTCCATTTTTACCAAATGAATTAAAATGGTGGAAAGAATATGGAGTTAGTGAAAGTACTTTAAAAAGATTTAAAGTGCATTCATGTAACTCTGTCTTTCTAAATGGAAATTACTTTGGTTCATCTACTCCTAAAAGTATGGCTTTTGGCTATTATGGTGGAGTAAGAAATGGCGTTCAGTTATGGAGAATTTATTTTCCGCAAAAGCGCTCATATAGATTTCTTTCAAACTGGGATAAAAATATTATCCAAGGAGCTAAACAATTACCAGAAAGTGGAGAACTTTTAGTAATTACTAAATCTCTTAAAGATACAATGTGCCTATATGAAATGGGCATCCCAGCTATTGCTCCGTGCAGCGAATTATTATTTGTAACTAACTCACAGTTAGAGAGAATTAAAGCTAGATTTTCTAATATTGTAGTGGTTTATGATAATGATCTCACTGGAATACAAAATATGAGAAAGTTAAGAAAAAAGTATCCCGAATTGAAATACTTTTTTATCCCAAGAAAATATAAGGCAAAGGATATTTCTGACTTTTATAAATTGTATGGTAAAGAGAAAACTCTCGATTGCGCTAATAAACTTAAAAATTATTTTTTATATGAAAAAACATGAGTAAAACACCTAAAAATCGACAAACTATAACAATCATATATGGATTATATGATTAGACTGATACTATTAGATATGTTGGAAAAACTGTAAAAACTTTAAATGATCGACTATCCGAACATATTTATATTGCAAGAAAATTTCCTAATAAAAATCATAGAACAAACTGGATTAACTCTCTCTTATCTAAAGGAATTTAGCCTGTTATTAAAGAACTAGACCGTTGTATCTGGATCGAAAGTTAGAATCTGGAACAACATTATATTAAATTTTATAAGGATTTAGGATTTAATTTAGTTAATGCTACTAAAGGAGGAGAAGGTAATCTAGGATTTATTAAATCTAAAGCTACTATTGATAAATTAAAGAGTAGCCTAAGAAAAAATTCTAAACCAATTTTCTAGTATGATTTTGATGGAAATTTTATATAGACTTTTTCTAGTATAGGAGAAGCTGCAGATAAATTAGAGATAAAATATTTGGGTATTTTTAGATGTATTAAAAACCAAAGGCAATCTTATTATCATTTTAGATTTCTAAGTTATTATGAATCAGATCCAATTATAGTCTTAGAAAAAACTAATTTTAATAAGCCTAAAAAAGTAATACATAATAAAAATGCGAAGTCTGTAATTTAGATGGATTTAAACAATAATATTTTAAATAGATTTAGCTCAGCCTATAAAGCATGTTAGTTTTTAGGTATTTCTACATGTAATGCTTCTAATATTTTTAAGAAAATT